GGGCGATGCCTCGACAACGCGGGCCGGCGGAATGCCGCAAAATCATGCGGCGGCTCCAGCACCGTGAACCACTCCCCCCGGATCAACACCTCAGAATCAGCATCGACCACCGTCCCAGACGGGGCGAACACCCGAAGCTGCACGAAAGCACCCTCCCGGTCCTGCCCCACATCCTGAGCAAGCACGAGCGGCTGCACACGACACGTCACAGTGACGGAACCACCCGGCATCTGCGGTACCCCGTACTCGTCCACTTCTGGACGCTGACGGATCACCACAGGCTCCCACGCCTCATTCACCGGTACCACCGCTCCGGCCAGCGCGACGCACGCGGGAAACTCCCCCGAGCACCAGCCTGATACAGCAGGCCCAGTTCCTCACGGTGCGCATCGGTCAGGATAAGCCGACCGAACCCGACCAGCCCATCAACAGACGAACCATAGGTCACCGAATCGGACTCAGCGCCCGTAGTCGAGGACACTGAAGCCTGACCGACGTTCCCGCCAATCAGAACCGCTGCGGCCACCATGTCACGGATCACGCGCTTAGCGGCATGAGCCAACCACGGTGTTGCCGCAACCTCCGCATCGAAGTCCCTACCGACACGAGAGAAAGCGTCACGCACAATCTCCTCCGCGTCGCCCAGAAGAACCACGACCCGTGCAGCCTCATCCACCGCCAGCGTCACCGGCAGGCGTGAGGCCAGATCATCAAACTCAACGAGCATGACGCACCCCCTTTTCGGAGTCAGCGCGTCGCCGCGATGATCTCCTTCTTCGTCAACCCCTTCGGGTCAATCCCCTTCTTGACGGCATAAGCACGCCACACATCCAAGGACTCAGTACGCTTCGGGGCACTAGGCCCCTCAACCACCTTCTCGACCGGGGCAGGCTTCGGCTTAGCAGCACGGGTGACAACAGGACCGGAAGGCTTAGACACAACCTCGGAAGCCAAAGCGCCCTGCGCCTCCAGCCACTCCGCCATAGCGTCCTCAACCTCGACCGAAGAACCCCGCAACAGAACACCCGTGCCCGGATTCCACGCCCGGGCCAGCGTCACCCGACGCATCACAGACCCTTGATGCGAACGACGGACTTCGGGTTGTCCACAGCGATAGCCCGCTTACGGACCAGATCGGAACGCCACGACATGGTGGGGCCACCAATAGGAGAATCGCCACCCTCGACATACAGGGGGGTAGCGGTCAGCGGCATGGTGTCAGACTTGAAGCCAACGGCGTTAGCCTCGAACACATACGCCTCATCCTTCGGCATCAGACGGGAAGTAGCAACATTCAGGGTGCCGAACAACTGGTAGCCGGTCAGGCCCTTGTAGACAGGGTTGTCATGAGCAACATCACCGATGTAGAGCTTCTGGATCTGCTCGTTGCGGATGATCTTCGTGAGCGCCTGCGGGTGGACCAGCAGGGTGTTCGGGTCGTAGTCGAAGATGCGGGTCTCGTCACCGTCAACGGTGGCACCCTGCACCATCTCGATAGCGTCGAACAGATCCTTCACCGGGTCGCCAGCAGTCCAGGCGGCGGAAGCCTGCAACTCGGGGATGGCAGCGGCGTTGAACGCGCCGAACACGGCATTAACGCCGTGACGGAGAACAGTCTTCTCCAGGGCGTCCATAGCGCGGGTGACAGCATCAACCTTGTTCTCGTTGCGCTGCTCCCACGAGATTCGGATAGCCTCACCGGTCTTGATGCCGAAAGCGGCATTCAGGGAACCAAGCTCCGGCGCGGACACCGGAATCTCGCCGTACTCGGCGATCTCCTCAGCATCGTCAGCGAGGTAGAGGCCCGCAGCCTCACGGAAAGCAACAACCCCCTGGTTGCTGCCACCGTCACGGAAGAACAGATCTTCGACAAACGAGTTGTCCAGGTCCTCGATGATCCGCTGCGGGATGTAGGTCGGATCGGCCATGAGCTCATCGACGGTGATCTGGGGACCGTCGTAAGCGGAAGTGATAACGTCAGCCATTACTGGCTCCTTTCAGTTGGCGGGCGCACGCCCGACATGACAAAACCCCCGACCCGACAGGCCAGGGGTTGGGATGATTCGGGGTGTACTACTCGCCAGTGCCAGCAGCGACAGGGGCGGTCGGGGTGGCAAGGAGAACCTTCACCTTGCCGTCGCCGGAAGCGCGGACAGCGGTGCCGACAAACACGGCGCCGGTAGCGGCAGCCTTACCGTCAGCGGCAGCGTAAACCGGGGCACCGGGGGCGAAAGTGCCCTCAGTCTCAACCGGGACAACAGCCGGGGTGACATGCACGGCAACGTTGCCCGGCTTGCCGATGTGAAGCACGTTGTCATTAGTACGGGCCGGGGGGTTGGCGTTAGCGCCGGTGACAACCGCGCCGAACACGGCGGCGGTACCGTCAGCGTGCTTCGCACCCTCAGCGGCGACAGAGACGAGCCGGAACTTCTCGATGTCCTCAGCAGCGTCGAAAGTGATAGGGCCGGTCTTGAAAACAGCAGACATACTAGGTTCTCCTTAGTAGTTGGAACGGGTGCCGAGCAGACGGTCTGCACGGGCGCGGAAATCGGACTTGGTTGCAGCGTCGGTCGCCTCGCGGTCCTGGCCGTGGCCGATCTCCTTAACGGGGATCGTGTTCTTCGGGATGGATCCGTACAGAGCGCGAGCAGCGTCCATGTCCTTGTGAGCGAGGGCAACAGCCTTGGACCGGATAGCGACGTTGAAACGGCCATCCTTGATCCACTGGTCAACCTCAGCCTCACGGGAAGCGGTGTCGGCCTCGTTCTTCGCATCCCAGCCGAGCTTCGCGGCGGCCTTCAGATCGTTGTAGGTGTCCATGTCGAGGACAACACGATCAGCCGGAACCGGCTCCTCGGTAGCCAGGTCTCCGGCAGGCGCGGCCTCTTCCTCGTCTCCGGCGGCGGACTTCACCGTGACGGTGACCGGCAGCTCAACCGGCGCATCGTTACCGGTGACGGTGACCGTCAGGGCAACCTCGGAATCGGGCTCAGCGCCAGACGGGGCAGTGACAGTGAGAACACCGGTCGCCTCGTCAACCTCGGCAACGAAACCCTCCGGCGCCTCACCGACAGAGAACACCAGGCCGGACGGCGGAAGCTCGCCCTGCGGCTCAACGGTGGCCTTACCGGTCGGGACAACCGTGGTGCCCTCCGGGTAGGAAATCTCAACATCACTGGTGACAGTGACGGTCTCATTCATGATCTTTCGGACGATGTTCACAACGTCCTCGTGGGAAAGCGAACCCATGCCGCTATCCTCCTTCTGCCCCGTAGGGGCGGTTAGGTCGGGAGACGGCGCAACGCTTCGACCCCGATACTTGAAATGGTTAGTGACACGTCCAGCGACAGCGGCGACAACGGCCCTGCCATCCTCGACCGAATCGGCCAGGCCGGCAGCCACCGCCTCATCCGCCGAAAACCACGTCTCCGCCCGCATTCGCTCCCGCCACTCCGAAGGCTCACCACCACCACGGGTGGCGTACACCGACGCGAGATTGTCGGAGATGCGCTCCAGGTCGGTGACAACCCGGCCCATCTCCGCAGCGTTCCCGCCGACGAAGCTCATGGCGTCGTGGATCATCAGCTCTGCCGTGGGCCGCATGACCACACGGTCAGCACCGCCCACCGCGATGAACGACGCGGCAGACGCGGCCAGCCCCTCCACGACCGCCGTAACAGTCGCAGAGTGCGCCCGGAGTGCGTTCATGATCGCCAGGCCTTCGTACACGTCGCCGCCCGGACTGTTCACCCGCAAGGTGATCTCGTCCGTCTCCAGCGACTTCAATTCGGAGACAACGGCAGACGCCGAAACGTCAGTGCCGATCTCCCCGTAGATCAACAGTTCACTCACTGTTGACCTCCTCCCCCGGCGTTGCCGCCGAATCATCAACAGGAACATCAAGCCCCGTAGCCTTCAGCGCGTCATCCTGCGAAACACCAGCATCAACAAGTGACTTCGTAGCCGCCGCCAACTGGGCCAACTCCGCAGCGTCCGCCCCGTCCGCCGCATCAGTCTTCACATCTCCGGCAGCGACAGCCTCAGACAGAGGACGCTTACCAGGCAGCGAGTAGACACGCCGAACGTGCTCCTCCAGATCCTTATCCGCGAAGATCGCCTTAGCGTTCACCAGCGTGGCGAGATCCTGAGCAGACAGTTCCTTCTTCGACGCAATCGGATCAACAACAACCCGAGGGCACAACCCCGTATAACCGGGGAACGCCACATCGACAAGATCCTCAACGATGTGCTGAGTCGCGGTGTCCGCGATCCAGTCTGCAATCGTCTGCAACGACTGGATGAACAGATCCGACTGCGTTTCCGCCAGTGCGTACGAGCCTCCCCCGCCGTCGAGGTTCAGGAAGTGAGCCAGCACCGAACGGGCAATCATCGCATCGTGATACGAAATCGACTCACGAGGACTGACCAGCTGACCATTCACGCCCAACAGCTGAAGCTCAGCCTTCGCCGGGATCGCGCCGCCCGCCTCAGCGCCCGCACGAATCCCCCGTGCAAGCTCCTGACCATGACGCAGATCCTCAGCAGGGTTCTCCGCAAGCTCGGAACCCTTGTAAATCGGCACACCCATGCCGTTACGCTCCAGAACCTGCATCTCCAGGCGCAAAGCCTGATCCCGCAACTTCCAGTGCTTGAACGCGGGACGCAACACCGAAGTGCCCTCCCACGACGTATCACGCGGCGCATGACAATAAGCCACAAGACGATCAACGGGGATAGTCGCACCATCCGCCCGCGCCGTGCCGGTGCTAGCCCCAACTTGCTCCACCGACGACAGACCACCATCCTCTGCCACATTGATACGGGTCAACGTCCCCGGATACCGGGGGGCCAACTTAGCGAGGTGCATACGGCCCCCGCGCTCCTCATAAACCTGCTCAAAGAACATCACACCGTACTGCAACGACAGAAGAGCCTGCTGCAAGTGCTCAGTCCACGACACACGCCCACGCCGACGCGCCACCGGCTCCTTGGGAGAATCACCCAACACCGGAAGACGCAGATCCTCCGACACCAACGCCACAACCTCATCCGGTGCGCCGTTCGGGTCCAACCGCCAATCGGCACGCTCAATCGGCAACCACAAAGCATTCAACACCGAAGTAACCTGAGCATCCTCACGCCCCATCTTCGCAAACACCGCAGCCGAATGCGGAAACCGAAGCTCCCAATTATCCTCAGCCGTAATAGCGCCCTTAGACGAAATAGCGTGGCCGATCTCCGGC